CAGCTACGGCAATATATACAGAAACTCTGATGGAGTTAGATGAAGGTGGAGAATCAAAATAAACAGTTATAGAGTTCTCAGAAGTTGCTTCCCAAGAAGTCAAGATTAAACCATATGGAGAAGCAGCTTCCCTTATGGTTACGCTGACATCCCTGCTACCAAAGTTATGAGTAATTGCATAAGAGGTATTAGTGCCATCTCCTATGGTTTGGTTATATACTGTTCCAGCTAAGTTAACTGAACCAGTAAATTCAACAATAGCATTAGAGCCATTCTTATAATATAGTTTACCGTCAGCGTAGTTAATTGCTAGTTCGCCATGTTCAAGACTACTAGGAGTATTTGAAGATGTGCCACTATTTTTTAGTTTTATAGTATTAGCCATTAGTCACTCCATTTTAACTAAGTTATTATAACATAATTTAATTAGAATGTGCCACCATCAATTGTATATGTGTCTACACCAAGAGTAGTTCTAGCTGTCGCTGCATCTACGTCGTCAAGGAGTGTTCTAGCAAAAGAAGTTAATGTTGCGACCGCTGCAGCTCCTGATCCAGTAAAATATGGCAAGGCGTCTGCTGCAGAAGCTAATCCTGCTATTGCTCCAAGGTTTGCACTATACGCCTGTACGTTCGTCCCAATGGCCAATCCAAGAGCCGTACGGGCTGCTCCAGCGTCCGTGGAGCCAGTACCACCGTTAGCTATGGCTATTGCTGTACCATTCCATACACCAGTTGCGATTGTTCCAACTGAGGTAAGGCTTGATGCGGTTACTCCTGAACCAAGAGTGGTAGCGTTAAGTACAGAAGTTCCAGCAATCAATAATGACTTACCCGTTAGAAGGTTCATGTTTTCTGATGAAGTCCATGCGTCAGTTGCATCTATCCAGTTAAAGGTCTTGTCTGTTGTGCCTTTAAGTGTGATACCACCACCGTCAGCACCTGCGTCTGTTGGAGTTGCTACTGAGCCAAGTTCAATATTTTTATCATCAACGGTTACAGTAACAGAGTTAACAGTAGTTGTTGTACCGTTAACAGTTAAGTCACCTGAAAGGGTAAGGGATGTACCAGATACTGCACCAGTAAATGTTGCACCAGATAGTGCTGCAACGTCTGCAACCAAAGCAACTGTTCCTGTAGCATCTGGAAATGTAATTGTTCTATCTGCGGTTGGATCAGTGATTGCAAGAGTTGTTTCATGGGCATCTGCTGTTGCACCCTCAAAAACTATTGAACCATCATTGAATACTGCCCCAGTAATTACTGGACTAGTAAGTGTCTTATTAGTAAGGGTCTGAGTGTTCGTAGTTCCAACTACTGCGCCTGTTGCACCATGAGCTTCCGTTAAGTTTGCGTGTGTAGTAATGTCGGAAGTAAGTGCAACAGTACCAGTAGCATCTGGTAGAGTGATTGTGCGATCTGCGGTTGGATCTGTGACGGCTAATGTAGTTTCATGAGCGTCAGCTGTTGCACCTTCAAAAACTACCGAACCATCGTTAAATACTGCTCCAGTAATTATTGGGCTAGTAAGCGTCTTGTTCGTAAGAGTTTGAGTGTTAGTGGTTCCAACTACTGCACCTGTTGCACCATGAGCTTCTGTTAGATTTCCGTGAGTTGTGAGGTTTCCTGCGACCGTTGAAGCTGAACCATATGCATCATAAGTATTTGCTGTTACTGAAATTGCGCCAGTTCCATCAGTGTAGGTAAGGCCTGTTCCAACTGCATTTCCAATAGCATCTTGTGCTGCTTCAGCAAAGTCGGTAATCGCACTTGCTGCGAGTGAAATGTTTGCTGTGCCAGCTGCGGTCAAACGGCCCTGAGCATCAACTGTGAAGGTTGATACGGCGGTAGCTGAACCATAGGAGCCAGCTGTTACTGCTGTGTTATCAAGGTTGATAGTTATAGTATCTGTAGATGAACCTGCAGACGTGAGGCCAACTCCACCAGAGATTGTTAGAGTGTCTGTTCCTGTTGTTATTGTTTGATTTGTACCACCGTCGCCTGCAACTGTGAATGTAGTTGAAACTCCAGTAATTGCAGTGTCAACATAAAGTTTAGTTGCTGCATGTGCGTTAGAAGATGGTGTCCCAACTGAAACTGTGCCAGAAAATGTTTTATTTCCAGTTATCGTTTGCGTTGTACCAAGAGTGGTATAAGCTCCTGCTCCTGCTATAGCTGGAATGGTCGTTGCGTCGCCATTCCCGTCAGCACCTTTGCCGTAATAGAGTATGTCATCAGCCTCATTGTAAGCTAACTCTGCGTTCTTAAGAGAGGCAGGAGATCCAGCTGCACCTGATCCCGTTCTTCTTTTAATTCTAATTATATTTGCCATTTTTAAAAGTTTCCTCCATCGGTAATTTCTTTTTCAGCGTAATTAACCCACTGAGAGCCGTTATAACGCAATATATTGCCATTCGTTGCTTCGCTTATAGTAACATCAGTGAGTCCATTTAAAACTGACTGTGTTGATATAGATGACTCTGCTGCAACAATTCTATCTTTAACTGTTAAGTGACTTCCAGCTGGATTTACTCCTAATACAGTCTGTAAAGCTTCTATGGCGTCATTTGCGTTTGCATGCTGGAGATGGTGTGGTACTGTTCCAGAGTTTAAAGTATCTGACGCTGTAGGATTAATTAAGTTGTCTAAAGAGGCTGGATAATTTGTTGCCATGATATTCCTTATAAAGATATAATTTTAGTGGAATTGTTATTCCATATTATAGTAACGGGAGCTGCGACATTTGCGCTAGAAAATGGTAGTCCGGTTGATGTATCTAAATATGCTACTAGTCTTGAAGTAGCGTCTGACCCCGTATCAACATAAAGAGCCAATGCATTAAAAGAGTTGCCAGAATAGTCAGATACCGTAATATCGTCTGCGTCAAAGATTCCAGATGTTACAGTTTTATTAGCAAGTGCTCCCGTTCTATCTTCAATGTAGGAAGAATTTATATCAGAAACAAATTGGTGAGTATCTGCATTTGGTGTATAGGAATTATTTAAAATTAACACTTTAATTGTGCTTGAATACAAATTAATCTCACCTTTTAAAAAAGACTCTTTTGCTTTTTTGTAAATAAAATTAGCCATTAAACACCAATATCTTTAGAAACTATAATTCGATATTTGTAGCCAGACTCATAGTAGCTGGCGTCTTCTTCGTTATAAACTGGGGTTGCATCATCGGAAGGAAAGTCAACATAGACCTCTGGTTTCCACGAGTCCATAGATACATTTGCTGATATATTTTCCCATCTTGATGGCGATCTTTGTATCTTTTTTCTTTGTGCTTTAAAATAAAAAGTATTAAGAAAGTTTGAAGCCGGTCTAGAGCTAAATGTTATTGTCACTCTTCCATTATTGTATGAATTATCTAAATAGAAATCTCCATTAGATGGATCTACTGAAGTAATATAAAAATTAGGATTCTTTGCTATTATTTGAATAGATGTGTAAGCATCTGTTCTTATTGAGTGATCCTCAATGTAAACTTCTTGGATTTCTGGAACTCTAATTGAAGAAAAGCTAGAAGGTGTTGCAGCTTCAGTGGTTTCAAATATAACCTGTTCTTCAGCTATTAGTTCATTTGCTGCATCGAGAAAGCCGACAGCTCTAATTTTATATTCTGTCTCACTTTGAAGAAGGGTATCCCAATATAGGGTAAGTGTTCTGGACACTTGGTTGTAGTCGGTTATTGTATTTATAGTTAAAAAAGGATTAGAGACAACACTTGGTGTAGCTGTATTAGTTTGTACAATAAAATTGCTATTCTTTAGTGAAGATATTTTTATTGTTCTTCCAAATTTAATTATTGCAGTGTTTAAATTAATTTCTGCGTGCTCTATTAGATTTAGTGCCACATTTTTCTCCTAATCATTTATTAATATTAGTAACAAAAAAAGACAAGACAATAAACAAAGGGAGTGGCTTTTACACCACTCCCTTTGCCCCGGGTATCGTAACTATAACACCCTAAGGTATTGTTAGCTCAAAGCTACGTCGTTTGTAACCTGAACCTCGTAGTTGCGTGCCAATCTAACATTCTTAGCAACGGTGATACCTTCACCATCGCCAAGCATTACGATGTCGTAGCGCTCTTTCATCTTCATTGAGCGAATGTCACGGCTTGGATCATCGAACTGATCTGTGCTCATGTCATCCTTGACAAGGAGAGTACCAACTTCGTTGCGGTCAATCAAGAAAAGATCTGACTTGGCAGCGGTGGCACCACTCTTTGCTGTGAAGCTTACGAAAGGTGAAACGATTACGTTAAGGCCCATGGGAGCAGTTGCGTTAAGCGCTGCTTCCTTGGACTGAGGACGATAGCCCCAGCTGGTGTTGACTGCAGCTGCTGAACCACCTGTGTGGAAGATTGCATCC